CAGAGTGCAGAAGGCTGAGTACCTATTACAAGGTAGCGATGACTCTGACCTGATTAGTTGTAATGGTTTCAGGCATACGGATAATACTGTGAAGGACTTATACCGATGACAAATCTCTAGTTTAGTTTAGGCTACTCTAGGGATTTCTTTCGCTCCGAAACTCCCAGTTCAGGAATTACCCGATAAGTTAAGAGCTTTAAAAAAAAAGGGATTTATCCCTCTGCCTTACATAAGTAAGTCGCTGAAAGCGAAACTAAAAGTTAAACAAACTAAACATAGTTATCTAAGATGATATAATTAAATCTTTTTCAATATACTATTCTTATGAAGAAAGCAATCTATTACAATTCAATTCCAGCAGAAATTAAAAGATTAGGTATCACACAGAAAGAATGTGCTGTTTTACTTGGATGTTCTCTGTCAGGTTTAACTCATCGTATTGCCGCAAACAAACAACAGCTACATTGGGCAATTTATGGAGTGGCTAATTATTTAGGATGCACAGAAAATCTGCAACGTAATGTCGAAAGATGAGGTAGCTGAGACTATTCATTCTTTAATGTCATTACTCTGTAAGATAGATGATAAGAAATTAAAAGGTGACCTTGAAGACCAAATCATTGCATTGTGTGACCAGCTTAAATTTACTATGATTATTGATAAAGTTAAAGAAAAAAAATCTAATGAAAAATGATGAGCATTTAGTTCAGAAAGCTATCTGTGAGTATTTAGACATTAGACGTGTGTGTTACTTTGCTATTCCTAATGGCGGTAAGCGTGGAAAAATAGAGGCGGCAAAATTTAGAGCTGAAGGTGTCAAGAGTGGCGTGCCGGACTTATGTTTTGTATGGGAAGGTATGAGTTATTTTTTAGAAGTTAAAAGACCTAAGAATGGTTTGATACCAAAAGGTAGAGTAAGTAAAAATCAGACAGAAATGATGGACAGACTAACATTAAATGGCGCTGAGTGTGCTGTGGTATATTGTGTGGCAGATGTCATTGAGAAATTTATAGATTGGGGGATAGGTCATTAATGAAAGAAAGTAATTATGAAATTGTAGATAATGCGTTACCAAATCATGTTTTTGAAGAACTAAAAAATTATATTATGGGCGATGCTTTTCCTTGGTTTTTTCAACAATTTGTAGCGTACTCACCTGAATTAAACACTAACGAAGGTTGGTCTGCTTCAAAAAAAAATAAAGATTTAATAGCTAAGCCTTTAACTGATGAGCAAAAACATTGGAATTTTTATATGACTCATAGAAGTTATGACGACAATATTATTCTAAGTTCACAAGATATTTGGAGAATGTTACAACCAATAATTAGACTTCTTGAATCAAAAACTATTATAAGAATTAAATTTAATATGTATCCAAAAACTCCTAACATAATACATCATAAAATGCACATTGACTATTCATACAAACACAAAGGCGCTTTGTTTTATATTAATTCTAATGATGGTCTAACTGTATTAGAAGATGGAACTNAAATTAAAAGTGTTGCAAATAGATTGTTATTGTTTGATGCAAGTAAACCACATCACAGTACAACAACATCAAATGAAAACAGAAGAGTTAATATAAATTTTAATTATTTATGAAACAAACAGAAATAACTCGTAGTGCTAAAGGAAAAGCATGCACCTTTCGTTCTGATGTCTGTGACTCAGGTGTTAACAATGAGAACGTAGTATTCTGCCATGAAAATGTTTCAGGTGTTGGAGTGAAAGCTAAAGACAACGATGGTAACGACATAGGTTTCTATGGATGTCATGCTTGCCACCACATATATGACACATTAGACCATGAGTACTATAAGCCGCATTTTATTAAAGAGATGGCTCAGTTTGCTATTAGTAGAACCAAGAGACAGTTAGTCAGGTCTTTATTGGTTAATGAATATTACACACAACAATTTTCACCTACTGCTCCTAGGTCACCGTATGAGTGAGACACTAACTAGAATACTTAAAAGAGATAAACCTAAAGCTGATATAGTAGAGAGCATGACTAGAACTTTTTTTAAGAACACTAGCGGAGATGAAGCTGTCATAAGTATTAAGGCACACAGAAAGACAAGAAGCGGTAGACAAAACGATATGTACTGGGCAATCATTGAGCAAGTAAGAGTAGAGACAGGCAACTCAAAGAATGCAATCCATGATTTTTTTAGAAAAGAATTTTTAGAAATAACAGTAGAGGAAGTTGTCAACAAACCAATAGTGGTGTTAAAATCGACCACAGAATTAAATACAAAAGAGATGGCTGTCTATTTAGATGACATCATTGCTTGGGTTGGAAATGACTTGAGCATTAGACTTAACCTTCCTGATGATTGGAGAGAGTTAGTTGGATAATGAGATTGAAATTGAGTTAGACAGATTACCTCATAGGTATATTGCATTGCTTGAGTATTGTTCTGTAGTCACAGGTGATTCAACAGAAGCTATAGACCATCACATTGACAAAATAGTATGGTCAAACTTATTGAATGATGCGGAGAGATTAAATGGCTAAGACTGGATTGTATGATAATATACATAAGAAGAGAAAACGAATCAAAGCTGGTAGTGGTGAGAAGATGAAAAAGCAAGGAGCTACTGGTAGACCATCTGCTATGAACTTCAGACAAGCGGCAAAGACTGCAAAGAACAGAGGTATCTAAATGGGTAGACCCACAATATATTCTGAGAAGCTTGAAGATAAAATGTTAGAAGAGATAGCTTCAGGTAGAAGTGTAATCAGTTTGTGTAGAGAGGAAGATTGGACTCCAAATGCTGATACTTGGTATCGTTGGATGTATAAGATAGATGGATTATCCGACAGATACACGCGCGCAAAGAGTATTTCAAGTGAGTTTCATGCTGACCAAATTTTATCTATTGCAGATGAAGCAGACAATCAGAACTTCCAAGTCGCTAGGTTGCAGATAGACGCACGTAAATGGGTAGCCTCTAAGTTAGTGCCGCAGAAGTATGGAGAGAAGACACAGATAGACCACACTAGCTCAGACGAGACAATGAAACCAACAACAATACAATTAGTAGGGAAGGTGAACGATGTCGATTGAAGGATTAATGCAATTCACAGAACAAGAAATGATGGATACACCACCGGAAGCTTTAGTTAATGTAACAGACAGTCCGGAAGTCAGAGTCTTTTTAAGTAATCTACCGCAAGAGATGTTAGTGCGAATAGAACAGATGAGACAACAGGCAGAAGCTACTGGTCAGATGGAGCAGTTCAATCAAATGATAATGCAACTAATGCAAGAGTCTAATCCGATGCAACAAGGAATTATGTAGTGGCTGGACTGTTAGACGAGTTTACAGATGGTGTAAGTGAAACGTTATCTGCTGGATGGGATGGCATATCAAACTTTGCTGGTGGAATATTAGAATTTGCTACTACTGTTAATCCTGAAAGACAAGCGGAGTATGATAAATCTAGAGCAGACTTAGAGACAGCTAGACGCAATGACCCATACGGTAGACATGACTGGAGATATAAAGAACCATCTACTGACCCAAACAAAGTAAAGCGATTCATTGAAAGAATGCCAACAGCATTGGCTGGTGTGATGGATGAAACTGCAAACGTAATTTCTACACCTGAACATATGATAAAGGGTGCAATTGATTTAACAACCGGTGGTGTGCTTAACGCATTCGGAGCAGAAACAATTGGTGAAGAACAACGTGCAGTAGCTGATGCATTTGGTGGCATGATTAAAGACACGTTTGAAGACTTTGATAGCTTTACAAATGCAGTTGCTAATAACCCTGATATAGTATTGTCAATCTTGGCTGGTGGTGGAATGAGTGCAGTTAAGTTAGCTCAACTTGCAAAGAACCCAGCAGTTAAACCAGCATTAAGAAACACATTAGTCTCACTTATAGGTGAAGACCCTATGGATTCAATTATGTCAGGTGTGTTGAAATCAAATCTTAATCCCGGCTTGGCTAAGTTAGGTGAAAGCAAGATACCAGTCATTACTTACCAAGGCACAAACACAGGTGCTAGATATACTAAATTAGACATGGACAAGGTTGGTAGTAACTCAGGTACTAAGGTTCAAGGTCATGGGTTATATGTTGCAGAGAACAAAGACACAGGTAAAAGATTTGCAAGACATGACAATGACATGATGACAAATGCAAAACTAATGTCTGAAATGAAAAGCAACAGTCCAATAGAAACTAGAATATGGGATGACTTATCGTATGGTGTTTATCCTGATACTATTAGAAAAGAATTAATGAAAGACTTGAAAGGTGACATTGATGGTATGGCAGAAGCTAATGCAATTTTAGTTGATGTAGAGCTTGAGTTTGATGGTGCTTTAAACCAACTGTATGAAATAGATTTAAGTGACAAAGCTGTAGCGTCTATGATTCGTAGAGAGTTGCCTTTAACTGGACAACCTGACATAGTGCAAGACTTAATGCGTAAGAATAACATGAGTGACACATCAACTGGTAAAGACTTTTATGAATCATTAACAGAACAATTTGCTGATAAAGTAGGTGGTGCTGGTGCTGAACGAGCGGCGTCTGCTTATCTAAATGACAATGGCGTACCGGGTATGAAATTCTTAGATGAGCTTGGTAACTCTGCCGCTAAGTATGCTGGCAAACCTGACCCAAGAGCCTCTAACTATGTCTTATACAATTCTGACATTACTAAAGTATTAAAGAGACAAGACATAGACATAACTAAAAACACAGGTGACAGAATAAGTATTGGCTCTACACTTGGTGAGACTATAGATGACCGGTTTGCTACTAGGAAATCAGACAAAGACAAAATCAATCAAGGACTCATGGATGTTCAGATTGAAACTATGAATAACAGTTTAATATATACTCCTGAAATAGACATAAGAGATTTAGAAGGCTATCCAATCGTAGGAACTATGGTTGACAATACAGCCGGTGGTGACATCATGACTAGTGTAAACGGACATAGTATTCTTGATGCAAATGGCAAAGGTGTAAAGAGAGAAGCTGGTAGTGATTTCATGTTTATTGAAGAGAACGTTGACAGAGAGTATTTGTGGGCGTCAGCACCTGATGCAGTAAACAAGATAATGAAATCTGCTGGAGAAGCTAGACAGTTATACAAGAAAGACCCATTTTTAATGCCTTTTAGTTTGTCACCAACTGGTATGGACTTCACACATCAAGTTACCAAAACAATGCTTAACTCTGCTATAAACGGATTAGACGCAAAACAACTTAAAGTATTAGATGACCTTATAAAAACTACATCAAAAGAGAGTGTTAAAAATTCAAAAGGTCAGTTTTATATACGTCAAATCAACAAGGAATGGAAAGGTTCTAAATCTGATAACCCATTAAAAGGAACTACAGGTAGTGAGCGCAAAGAGATAGCACGTATTATTGATGTAAACTTTAGAGATACAAGTGGTAAGTTAGTTAAAGGAGATGCTAATGGAGTCTTATCATATCCTACAGCAAGACTAGCAAATACAGACCCTAAACAATATAATAAGGCACAAAGTACATTGCAATCTGTTGGTGTTATGAATATGAAAGATGGCGTTGTTGGTAAAAGAAGTCATGATTCTTACGGTGAAACTGTAAGAGGTAGAGGTGCTGGAATACTAACTCCTAAACAACGTGAGCTTAGTATCTTAGATTTAGTAGACAATACAAAAGCAGATGGTTCTCCTATGACAGCCGCTAACATGACTGATGCTGATATGAGAAAGTTGACAATGCAAAGTCCTCCTATTGGTTTACTGACACATGAAAGGTTAATGAACTTAGAAAAAAGAGGATTACTAGATTAATTGATAACATATAAAAGAGATGATATACTTACGCTTAATTAGACAGGAGACATCATGGCAAGTGAACTAGATATTAAAGGTTTAATGAACATGCTTTCAAAATATGGTAGTAGTGAAGATGAAGATAATCCTTATTCAACTGGTGTCATGGATGGTTTCATTAAAAAACTAGGCATAGGTGGAAAAGCAGAAATTGATAATCCAGCAGAACGTGATTTCTTAAAGAAAATTATGGAAGCAGAAGGTATAAAGACAACTTCTGAGGAAGTTACTGATAGTGTTATACCTCAAACCAACTACATGGATACTAGAGACTATGAGTTTGACGTAGATGGTCAGACACAAGGTTACACTTTTACTGGTGATGCACCTTTAACTCCTGAAGCTATACAAAGAATGAGAGACATACAAGGTATTACTGCTGATGGTCAACTGTTGCCTAACACTTATAATCTTGGTATAGGTAAAGCTATTGGAGCGGCGGCAGAAACAAATTTCTTAAAGGATAGTTTTGCTGGTACTGGTGAAGCCAACATGGATGTTAGTAGACAAGACTTTAATGCAAACTTTGCTAGATTAACTGATGCACAAAAAGCAAATGTAGAAGAAATTATGCGTGGTATGACACCTGAACAAAAGAGAACATTTGCATTAGGCATGACTGATAAGCTAGGTGGATATGCTGTGCAAGATGAAGCCTTAGATTACACGAGAAGAGGAGGCGCTTACTAAAATGGCTCTAACTAATTACACAGGACTTAAAGCTTCTTTAGCTGACTTCTTAAACAGAGATGACCTAACGTCTGTGATACCTGACTTTGTTGCATTAGCAGAAGCTCAGATTAATAGAGATGTAAGACATTGGAGAATGGAAGCACGCTCTTCAGGACAACAAGACCCAGCAGATGAATACATGCAGATACCAGCAGACTGGGTAGAAACAATTAGATTACACTTAACAGGCACAGGCACTTCAGTTGTTAATCTAGTCTCTAGAGATGCAATGGCAGACAAACGTGCCGCACAAGAGAATGCCGCCGGAACACCAAGAATGTACACGCATGCGAATGGACAGTTTCAATTGTTTCCAACGCCGGATGCAACAACTAATTTTGAGTTGCTTTATTATCAGAAGATACCTTCGTTAATAACCAACACAGATAACTGGCTCTTACTAGAAGCGCCTGATGTATACCTCTATGGAGCGTTATTACATTCAGCACCGTATCTAGCGGAAGATGCACGACTAGCAGTATGGGCGCAGTTATACTCTGCGGCTGTTCAGCGATTAAACCAAACCTCTGAGGATGCTATGTTTAGTGGCTCAGGATTAACACTTAAAGTGAGGGGATTAGTATGAGTTTTACAAACTTTTTAGAAACGGAAATTTTAGACCACGTATTTGCTGGAGCGGCTTACACAGCTCCTTCTCAGCATTACTTAGCATTGTTTACAGCCGCACCGGGCGAGACTGGTGGTGGTACTGAGGTATCTACTTCAAATACAGCATATGCTAGGAGACCTGTTAACTTTGCAACATCGGGTGCAACTACATCAAACAACGCGGCAGTAGAATTTGCTACAGCAACTGCGGCTTTTGGTACGGTAACACACGTTGGAGTATTTGACGCGGCTACATCAGGAAACATGATGGCTTACGCAACATTAGCATCATCCAAAGCGATTGATACTGGTGACGTATTTCGCG